GTATTAACCGTTGTATCTGTTAAATATTCAGTAGCTAAAGGATTTTGAAATACACCACGATCTACCCATGTTGTTCTATTCATTGATCCAATCGACCAAGATTGTTCTAAATAATTATAAACCACACAGCGATTAACTTGTGGTGCGGGATCGTTGTTAGGGTTAGTTACATAAAACCAAATAATTTCTGCAAACTCGGTATTCACTCCTGCAAAGATTTGATCGGTTTGTGTTAAATCTAAACTTTCAAAAACAAAATCATCAACAGTGCAAGGTATTTTTTTAACAGTACCATCAAAAGCAAAGAATGCATTCTGGCCCATCCAATAGGCTACGTCTCGCACGACCACAGCAGCGTGTTGTCCTAAGAGTCCACAGTTACGACCTAATTGATTGAGTCCAAAAGTAAAAGGGGGACCAATAAACTGTAGTCCGTGAAGGGAGGTATCTGTCCAAACTAATATTTGACCACGAGCTTTATCAGCACCAATAATAGTAGAACCGTCTTGTACTCGTAAGGAACCAGCAGTATTTTCTGCTCTCGGCTCATAAGTATTAATATCTTCTTGAGAAGAAAAACGTAATAAAAGAGGATCTTGAGAAGAACCTAAACCAATAGTTTTTTCTGTACCAAATAAAATTAAATGTCGATCAGGAGTGGAGACTAAAGAAAACTTAGAAGTAGTGGGTGCACTAGCAACTAAACTGGCTCTACCCGATAGTCCGTCCGTGGTCGGTGACCATTGATACGTCGAACCATTCAAAACAGTTGCAATTAAAAGTTCACCGAAGTTATCTAAGGACCAGTCACGACCATCAAGGGTAACGGATGATGTCGAACGAGCCGTGCCCCATGTTTCGGTATTCCAAGTAGACGTACCCCAACCATAACCAAAAGTAGAAAAAGCAGGACCAACATTAATATCAAAAACAGCAGTTGCTGTTCCTGTTGTAGTTGAACCAGTGCTCTCAACACTATCTTGTTCAATAACAAAGGCATTGATATTTGTTACAGACTTAACTTCAAAACTACGATCAAAATCAGTTGCTGTAAAACTGGTACCGGATAAGCTAGTTGTTCCTGAAAAAGTAACAATGTCTCCTTGGTTTGCTCCATGACCATTAATATTAACGGTTACATTAGCAGAGCCACTGCTTGTTGTGAAAATACTTGTAACAGCGGTGTTTGTCTGTCTTATGGGAGTTATGTCGTAAAGAATATCGTTTGCATAAACGTATAACTTTTTGTCAGTGCCAATAGCTGCAAGCCTAGTTCCATCCAAAGAAACCCAGTGATGAGCATCACGAGCCACACCAATTAAACGACTGTCGGTTGTTTTTTCCCAGCCACCGATCTTCTCAGGTAAGCCATAACGAAAGCGAATATTGTCACCGTCCGTAAAACCACCAGACGCACCTAAATCACTGGTCTGTTTTTGGATCCCCGGTTTGAGTTGTATCTTTGTTAATGTCATTTGCTAAACTAAATATGGATCCAACGTGACCATTAAAATGCATGTTTCCATGATGTTGTAAAGGCGACGCGACATCCGCCCATATCTTACCACCGATTTTAGACCATAGTCTAGAAAAATAATAGTCTTCACTGAGGTATCGATCGTCTTTGTCCCAAGGTAGCTTACCCACTCCAAAGAAATCATAGCAATTATTAGATGCATAACGACCACCGTTAATAATTTGATCTGTTTTATACTGACGTTCGGGGTATGCTTTTTTCATCTTTTTGAACACATCTCGTTTGATTAACATCATGCCTGTAGCGGCTTCTAAAACTTCACAAAAACCGTTTTTTAGTTCTATACCTTGTGGGTTTTCAAAATTTAAATTATATCCCAAAGCTTTATAAGAAACTTCATCCTCTGTAATTTCAGGGTTTTTCTTTACTGCCTTAATCACTTGATCCCAGTGAATACATTTTCTTGGATAAATACCACAAGCAATATCTTTATCCGCTCTGATCAATCTTTCTATGTTTTCAGCCTTGAAACCAATATCGGCATCTATGAATAATAAATGTGTTCCCACAAAATTAGTATCGTCTAAAAACATGGATACAATGGTATTTCGAGCACGAGTGATTAAAGACTCATTACCCATCGTTTGTAGTTTCATTTCAACACCTTGGGTCAACATCCATTGTTGTGTATGAATTATTCCATGTAAAGTAGTCTCACTGAGCATTCCACCATACATGGGCATGCCTAAATAAATTCTAATATTATGATCTTTCAGATCGCCTTCTAACATATTTTACTCCATGTTTTAGGACTAGGCAGACAATGTTCTGACTTAATCCCTTCTTTCATTGTTAATAGCACATCAGCCGATATACTAATGCGGGGTCTTTCTTGTGTATTTTCCTCTGTGTAATGTAATAACTCACTGGGGAAAATAATTAATCCTCCTGTTTCCGAAGGATATTTTATAGAAGCAAAATTAATATCGCTCCAGCCTCTATAATATTTATCATTAGCAGGAATATACATTCCCTTTGTAGACTTCTCTTGTTCAAAGATAATATTTCCTTGGTTTTGTGCATCTACATAATAGACCAAACTAAAATGACTAGCCGTATGTTTATGACTAGCAATATGTTGGTTTTTTGTAGAAAAGGTTGCCCAAGCTTTTGTAATATAAGCATCAAAGATTTCCATATTATAATGATGTGCGTCTAAGAAAAACTTAATTTGTTGATAAATAGCATTAAATAAATTTTTAAATTGTGGATGAGTGTGAAGATTGTCAGTGACTTTATGGGTTTCTTTTAACTGTACATCGGTGGTACGAGCAAATTGATTAGTAGTGGGTTTGATATCTTCTTTTAATAAATCAATAATTTCTTGATTAATTTTTTGATAATCTTCTATTTTTGTAATGAAGATAGGCTGCCCAAACCAATTGTTTATTTTAAAATCCATTACTTAAATTGTGGACCAATACTCCATATCACTAATGAATAACGAGTGCCCTTTGTGACAGGAGCGACTCGATGCCAAACAAACGAAGGGAAAACAATAATTGATCCTTTCGCTCTTGCCTGCTCTGCGGATAAAATAACCGACTGGCTATCCTCTCTATTTCGCAAGTCAAATTCTAAATTACCACCTTCATAATTATCACCATCTTCTAAAGATACCGTCACGGAAAGTTTTCTAATCATTCCGTGTTCAGGAGAACCGGGTTTATCATAAGGTTTTTGATGAGAATCTTGATGCCAATCATAATACTGTTTTTCTTTATAGACTGTAAACTGACACATCTCTGAAGCAAACCAATCAAAATTCCAACCTGCTCTCACATTGGCTTCTTGAATAAAAGGTTCAATGGCTTCATAGAGCCATGGATCTTGCATCCATGCTATTGAAGAATTTCTTGCTTGTTGTAAAGTTTCGTCTGCTACTTTGGCTTCTTCAACAACTTGTTGTTTGCCATGTTCAATAATTTTATCGCAAAAATCAGAAGATAAAGCTTTTTGGAAATAGTAATAATAATTTTCTAAATACATTTCTAGGTGATTCGTAAGAATCGATATTTAATCTCTCCTGTGCCTCCGACACCACCACTTGATTGAGGCTGTGCTCCACCCCCTCCACCACCTGAACCTCGAGTTCCTGCATCACCCGGACTATTAAAGCGACCTGTTCCCCCTGCAATATTGCCTGCATAAGAAGCAGCTCCGTTTTGACCTGCGATTTGACAGTTGTCACCACTACAGTTTTGACCTGTCGTACCTGCTACACCCGAACCTGATTGATTAAACGTACCCACGGGACCTTGGTCCAAGGTTGTTGCTGTGCCAAACGTGACCGTTGCACCATTGGCTTCTCTAAATGTACCTGAAGTCACAGGACTTGCATTGATAGTAGCAGACCCTCCTGAAGAAGGTAAATTAGTACGAACACTACCGTTCGGTGATGTACCACCACTTGAACTACCCCCACCACCTCCACCTAAAGTAAAAATAGATCCTGTGGCACTACCAGAAAGAACGGTGTTATCACCACCGTCTGCATAATAGTTTGGATAAGAACCCAAACTACCAGAGGAACCACCTGCTCCTACTGTTAGAGTTAAGGTCTCTCCTTCACTCACTGTAAAAACTTTATCAGAAATATAAGCACCAGAGCCACCCCCAGTACCTCCCGACTCACCTCCTGATTTATCATATTCTGCACCTGTTACACCTGCGGCTCCTCCACCAACAGCGGCTTGCACGTGAATAGCATTGGCTCCTGTGGGAACAGTTATTGAAATATTAGAGGTTGTGGTTGAAAAGGCAGTAGCGACAAAGGCTGTATAGAATTGTTTCCACGATCCACCGACCTTGATCCATGCTTCTTGGATCTCTTTCCACGAACCGCTTTGTTTATAAAATGCTTCGTT